TGGCGACAATAGCCAAACAGCAGCGACCATGGCTGCAAAGAATTAAACAAAAAACTTAAAAATAAAAAAAGGAGACAATAAAATGAATGAGCAATTAACATTACTCGCACAGGGAACCGGAGCGGCTATTTATTTTCGGTTGGGCTTTTGTCCTGCGAAAGTATTGATCCAGGGGGACGCTGAAGAAGATGCCGTCGTATGGACAATAGATTTGGAAGCAGGTTATGGAATTGAGTCTATTGATACTACTGGCATAACCGAATTAACCGCAGCAACAGGTATTACGCTTGTTAAATTTGAAGGTGATTCAGCGACACTTCCTACATCGGCGCCTACAGCAGTTGAGCCGGGCAGATGGTGGGAAGCAAACGGGATTGGTATTGGAGCTTCAGCAGCAGCGAATGTTGATGGAAACCCATTTACGGTACAGGCGTTCAGAATGAATGTTCCTCTTACCAGAGCAGTGCATGACGGGACATCCGGAGCAGACACTTATTTTGAGGATAGTTCCATTGATTTCTTGGAAGCCGGTGTTTCACCTAACGGTAAATTTATGATCTTGAACGAAAACAACGACAACATTGCTTATATTGGAAAGATCACAAAACCATCCGGGCAGTCAAATTATTCCAGAATTTACACCTACGAAGATGCAGGTCTGGTAACAGCAACAGCAGCAGCAGACTTTGTTACTGGTGATGTAATTTTTATAATTCCAAGTCAGTATGTTCAATATCCGTTGATCACTTTAATGACTTAGTTAAAAACAACTAACAAGTAGCGACAGAGGCTACAAGGAGGGCGACAAATGCCTGAAGATGAAAAAAAAGAAGTTATAGACGAACAAGAAGAAGGGTTTATTGAATATCCAGAAGAGTCAGAAGAAGCGTCAGAAGTTATAGATGATGAAGAAAATGGCGAAAAAGCTGACGACAAAAAAACTGTTGAACCAGAAGAAACTTCACGGTTTACGCTGGAAAAACCCGAAACAGAAAAAACAACTGAAGCAGATGAGAGCATTACCGAGATAGTCCACAACGGCCAAGTGCATAAGTTTACTAAAGAAAAGCTTATAGAATTGGCTCAGAAGGGATTTGATTATGATTTTAAGGTAGGCCCTCATGGAAAAATCGTCAAGATGATCGAAGCCGACCCAGAAATTGCCAAAATTGTGAATGAACGCTGGCAAGAAAAGGCTACAGGTACAAAGCCTGCAAGTGGCACAGAAGAAGGGTTTAAGGTTAAAGGTATAGACGAGTATGAAAGCGAAGCAGAATGGCTACAAGATAATATAAAGCAGGCTATTGAGTTCGGGCAATCTCAACAAACGCCGGTAGTACAACAGCAGCCAGCAAGAAATACGGCTGTAGCGGATGCTCTTAAAATGAGAGACCCTGAACATAGCAATATGGTTATTGCTGCTATGCCAACATACGCTGCTCAGTTAAGTGTGTCTGACTATGGAAGGATTGATTCAGACATGGGCGCTCTTTGTCAGTTTTATGATTTTGTTAAAACAAAGGAATTGGCAAAAACGAAAAGCACCCCCGTGAAAGTTTCAACACCGGGCTTTAGAGTCAAGTCAGGCGGGGGCGATGCTCCTAAAACAGAAGGCAAACAGGATGTTGCATGGAAGCTCTCAAGGGATGACTTCCAGAAACAATTAGATAAAATTAAATTAGGAAATTAATTCAAGACCGTAATGGTCTTGGAGAGGAGATATTATGCCAGGACTTATAACTGGAACAAGTGATGTCCAAGTCAATTTGCAGGGCCATTACGACAGGAATCTTTTAGAAAGGGCGTTACCTGCTCTTATTCATGATCGGTTTTTACAGATCAAGCCGTTGCCTAAGAATAAAGGTACACGGATTAATTTTCGCAGGTACGGTTCTCTTGCGGTTAATACAACGCCTCTTCTTGAAGGGGAAACGCCTACTGGTAAAAAACTTACCACAACTGATATATACGCAATGGTCAAGCAATACGGTAGCCGAAATTAAATTGCCGTATTAAAACTTTCTCTAAATAACGGGGACGCCTAAACACTATGAAAACAAGAACAAAAAAAGAAATTAATTATAGAACAGTGCAAGGTAACCCGAGGCAAGCGGTTCTTCTTTCATACTTTGCTGGAATAATAGACGGCGAAGGATGTTTAAGGATAAATAAAATGAAATCACAAAATTTACAACATGTGCATGCTAAAGCAAAAAACGACAGATATGCAGCGTTTATTTGTGTAGGAATGACGAATAAACAAATTATACAAATGCTTACATATACATTAGGTGGTTCAATGAGAGAAGAACGCATTCTTAATAGACGCTCTATATGGAGATGGACAGTTTCAGGAAGGCAAATAGTAACAAATGCCCTTGAATCAGTTTTTCCATATCTGGTTGTAAAAAAACCACAAGCAGAATTGTTGTTTGAGTTAATAAATAACTGGAAAACACCATATCGCAGAAGTGATGGAGTAAGTCTTGAAGAATTACAACGGCGTGAGGATATATATCTTAAGATGTGTAAGCTCAACGCTGTTGGAGCAGCCGCAACGACTGAACGAGAAGGCACCCGAGAGGGTGAAGCGACAGTCTGGACTAACGGGAAACCGTTAGAGGAGAACTCGAAGCAGTTTTCCCGCCAGCTTAGAATTGTTGGTCAGTAGGCGTAAGCTGAAAGTAACAGAATGGATTTTATAACGATCTCTGATTGGATTTCCATGACAGGACTTGATCCGATATTGGTTGAAGGTGGCGAAGTTTTGGGCGAACAGATGGGTGAAACAGTTGACACTCTTAACAGGGATGTTTTGGTCGCGGGAACTTCAGTCAGATACGCGAATAGTGTTGCAGATAGATCTTCAGTGGCAACGGCCGTTGCTGTGGCTGATGTTAAAGCGGCAGTCAGAATCCTTGAAGGTGGGAACGCCAAAAAATTGAGGCACATGATAGTTGGTGGGACGAAGGTCGGGACTCGTCCAGTCCCTCCGGCTTTTTATGGGATTACCCATACAAGCTGTCGTCAGGATTATGAAGCTCTTTCAGGATTCACTAAAGTTGAAGAGTATTCCAGCCAGAAAGATGTGCAGGAAGAGGAAATAGGTTCTTGGGGTAACTTGAGAATTTTGGTTACAACCAATGCCAAGATATTCCTTGCTGGTGGAGTTGCAGTAGGTGTAACCGGCCTTGTTGCAGCGAATGATACCAATATTGATGTATATACTACATTAATATTTGCTGCAAATGCCGGTGGAACAGTTCCACTTCAAAAAGGAAGCACCAAAAATATTGTTAAAAAAATGGGTAGTGCGGGCACGGAAGATCCTCTTGACCAAAGGGCGACTTCAGGCTGGAAAGTAGCGACTACATGTAAGATTCTTAACGATGATTTTCTTCATAGAATCGAGCATGGAGCTACCGATTTATAAGCAATATCAACAGGTTAAACAATAAACGGCATAGCCTGTGAATTCGCGCAGGTTATGCCAATTACAAGTTAGCGACAAAGCTGACGACAAAGGAGATAAAGAAAAATGGAAGATATAAAAAAAATAGACGGAACACTTTTTGGTAATAAAGCATCTTTGGTAGCAGTTTTGAAGCAAAAGGGTTTTGAAGATACTCACGAAGCTATTGAAAAAGAAGATGGATGGGTTGGAGTTATTAAACCTGCTACAAAAAAACCAAATGCAAGCAAAGAAAAACTTATCAAATGCAGAGTTCACAGGACTAATTGTGATCCTGAGAATAAGGACATGCCAATTTCTGTAACAGTAAACACGGCGAACAATAAAAGGGTGTTTTGGCCGGGGCAGGAAGTTGAACTTACAGCTTCACAAATAGGAGTGTTGAAAGATTCGGTACAGGAAACATCTTTGCCTATACCGCCTGAAAGCGGAATTTATGACAGCCAGAATCCTATGGCGTTGGCAAAGGCATATTTCCCCACCATGACTCCTATTACAGATCCGGTTACAGGTACAATTAACATGGTAAGCAGAACTCCAAACTATATAGTTGAATCTATTTAAGAGGAAAAAATGGGAACAGTATCAGACCATGGAGACCGCGCAGGTATAAAAGTTCGAGATACTTCTTATAAGCAGTTCACAAAAGATCAACGCTTAGGGATTATGAACGACATTCTTGAAACTATTTATCAAAAACTTGTTAATGTTGAGTCTAATCTTGTTTATGCTGAAGATACGCAGGCAACAGTTGCGGACACAGCAGAATATACTCCGGACTTTAAATTTGATGGGTTTTTGATAGATGGTAGTTGGGTAGATGGCGAGGATGAGTATCTTGTTCAGGTTTCAGAAGGTGATAAAATTAAGTGGGATTATGACTCAACAACTAATCAGCCGGAAGCTTTCTATCTAACCGAAAACGGAAAAATAGGTTATTTGTGGGTTCCTGACGCTGTGTATACAATTCATCATCAATTTTGGATTCCGCTTACAGCATTAACAGATTATGATGCTGATACTTTGCCTTGGGGCGGGATATTCAACAGGGCTATTCAAAGGCTTTTGGTTGTTGAGATGCTTGAGGTTTTAGAATTGGACAATACCAGACAGGCGTTATTAGCCGAGATCGAAATGAATAGTGCTATGTCAATGGTTTATACAAGAGGTCTTAGACGAAGAAGGGTTATCTCTAATATGTTTACAGCGGAAGGTTGTTAATGATTCCATCATACAAACATATAGCTCAAATACCAAGAAGCAGAGGGCAGTCTAAGCCTATTACTCTTGATGATTTCAAGTTTGGGTTAAACACTGTGCTGCCACCGGCATCTATTTTACCGAACGAAGCTTCATCTCTTGTTAATTTTAAGATACTTCCTTTGGGTGGGCTTGAAATAAGAGAGGGATTAACTCGTTATACTACGAGTGCGTTGATTAATCCAGCATCGTATTTAAAGAGTTTTCTTTTTGATATAGACCTTGCTGAGTTCCATATATTTGAAGATACAGATGATAGAGAGTGGGAAAACAGTGCTGGCAGAGAATGGATGGTAGAAGAACCTGCTTCATCTGGTATGGACGAATTAATTGTAACACAGCCTGGCAATGTTTTATATTTTCTTAGTGCCACAAAGGCTCCGTCAGAGATTGCAACTCTTGAAGGGGATGCAACAATTATTCCGTTTGGAGATAAGGCTTTTATTTGCGATGGTAGCTTTTTAAAATATTGGAATAGATCGACTAAAACTGTTTTAATGGCTTATGATGATGGATCTGGTACAAACGGTTATCAGCGAGACAACACAACCTTAACCCCTGATACTCAGATTAAGTTATATTCTGGGGGTAACACGAAAGCCGGGGTTAAGTTTGATACACAGGATTGGGACAGTGGTTATACCATTACAGCCACAAAGGTTGAAATATACGCAAAAAAAGTAGGAAGCCCTACAGGGAATGTAGGATGCGAGATTTATACAAACGCCGGGGTGCTTTTTGCAACAAGTACTACCGTTATTTCAGCAGCATCAGTTGATACAGCTTCAGACAAATTATCCTTTGTGTTTAGTTCAGGGGCTATGTCTCCTTTAACCTTTTATTGGCCGGTTCTTACCTATTCAGGCGGGGATGCTTCTAATTATATTCAATTAGAATGTGATGCCACAACATCTGATGGTGATGGTAAATATTATGATGGTTCATGGAATGATGATGCGACAAAGATTGGGGTTTTAGGTATTAAACCAGGAAGGCCACCAAGGGCAAGGTTTGGTCTTATTCAGAGCAGTCGATTGTATTTATCAGGAGACCCTTACAATAAAGGTGTGGTTTGGTATTCAAACGCAAGTTTATTTTTTGATTGGTCAACTGCAAACGGCGGGGGGTATATAGGTGTTATTGATGACAATGTAACCAATTTTCCTGTTGGGGCATTGCTTTCAATGTATGGCAATATTTATGTTTTTGGGCAGCAATCACAGCCATATTTATGCAAACTGTTAGGCTCAGATCCCTCAGATTATAGTTTGCCCCCGGTGTTTCAAAAGATTTATTCAACTTATAAAACAGCGATAAATGTGACAAACGATTGCTGGTTCGGAAGTGAAAGCGGGATAAATGCTTTGAGTGGTGTTGAGTTGTATGGTGATCTCAGGACGTTTTTTGAGTCAGAAGCAGTTGATGATAGGATTCAAGAATATTGGACAGATGATGATGCTTTTGCCGGGTATTTTGGAGCAACCGGGCAGTATTTTCTTAAAATGAAAGATTATCCAAGATGTTTAGTTGTTCATACTAAAGCTCCAGTAAGAGATCAAAGAGGTAAGGTTAGATACCCTTGGACTGAATATATTTTTGTAAAAGAAAATTTATCATCTGTTACTTATAAATGGACAGCAAGTGCAACCGCTAATGAATATTATGTTGAATTAACTGGCGGTGGAGATCCATCCTTGTCAGAACCGCCATATTTACTTCTTAATGAGTCGTTAATAACCAATGGAACTTTAGGAAGTCTTACAGATCATCAATGGGATTATGGTGATAACGACACCCTAGGATATTCTACAGTTTATATAAGAGATGACTCCGGCGATCCAGATACAACAGGAATACAAATAAAAACAGTTTTAGACCCAACAGCTTTTGCGAATTACGATAATAAGTTTTTTGTGGCGTGTGATGATGGATATATCTACAAAATGGATTCATCTGTTCAAGAGGATAACTCTATTGAAATCCCTTATGTTCTTGGGACTAAACTTTTTGAGAGTCCATATAGCCATGTTTGCCTTGAAAAATATAATGTTTCATGCGGTACAGAGGCAACAAGTGCGACTCTTGACCTTGAAATTTATAACAAGGCTGTTTCTATTGACACCATCCATTCTGTAGATGCTGATGTGAGCCATACGATAGACATAAATGAGAATGATTTTAATAGAGATTTAAACGCTAATTATAAGAAATTCTTAGCTGTTCTTAGAAATGTTAATCCTGATAGTGAGAATTTGAGAATAAATAATATATCGCTCGTTACGAGAGCGTTAAGCAGATAAACACAATGAAATGAGGTAGTTGCATGGCTTTAAAAAATTATTCGGCGACAGTTTTAACAGGTGGAGGAAGTGGGGCTTTAGATTCAATAGACGGCACTAATCTTCAAGATAAAGATTCCTGTATTGTTTTTGATGCGGCTACCTTTTATTTTTATACCCTTGATGATGATTCCGGAGCGGCTGAAAGTTCTCCTGATGTCATATCTCCTGATGCTAATGCAGGTAATAAAAGGTGGTTATTGATGGCAAGCCTTGGGATAGGTGGTGTAATTACTCTTGCTAATACAGGCTTGCATCTTCTTGATAGTGATGCGACTCACGATCTTATCATAAAGCCCGGCTCAAACCTCACTGCAGATCGGACGCTTACAGTCACTACAGGGGATGCAGACAGGACAATTACACTTTCTGGAAATCCGACTTTAGCAGACTGGTTTGATCAGACAGTAAAGGCAGCAAGTTCACCTACATTTGCGGCATTAACTCTTACTGCTGACCTTACGGTGGCAAATGGAGGCACAGGAGCATCCACGCTAACGGACCATGGTATCTTGTTAGGTTCAGGCACTGGAGCTGTAACGCCGTTAGGGGTAGCCTCAAACGGACAACTTCCAATAGGTACTACTGGAGCTGACCCGACTTTAGCCACATTAACCGGAACAGCCAATCAAATCACAGTCACAAACGGAGCTGGCGCAATAACCCTTTCTGTCCCTGCTAACCTTCTTATCCCGACAGTGCTGACAGTGCCAAACGAAGGTTTGCATATATTAGACACGAACGCCTCTCATGACTTGGTTTTAAAAGCTGGCTCGGATTTAACAGCCGACAGAATATTAACCTTGACAACCGGAAACGCTGACAGAACAATTACATTGGGAGGGAATCTCACATTGGGAGGGAATCTCACAGTAGCAGGAACTACCACCATTTCAGCTTTCGGGGCGACGCTTACCGATGATGCAAATGCAGCAACGGCTTTAGGCACTTTAGGGCTTACGGC